TTCCTGTGGTGACTTCTCCTTACCTCTTAAGTAGTACCCAGTAACTAATTCATTAGCCTGGTCTGACATACTCTTATCTCTTGTTCTATCTATAGTTATACCTAAGTATTCAGTCTTCATCTTTAATCTCCCATAGTTTAATTATATCGTCACCATTGTATTCAGAAGGTCTTAACATCCTAGCTACTCTTGCTTGTACAAGTGCATCCTCCTCAGTCAATCCTTTCTCTTCATATGTTTCTACAATAGCTTCCCATACTTCCTTCTCATTAGCCAAATCAAGGGTTTGAAGTATCTTCTCTGCCTTCTTTGGTCCAATTCCTGGACAGCCTTTATAGCCATCACTTGTGTCACCTGTTAGTGTCTGCATATAGAATACATAGTCAGCTTCTTCCTGAGTTACTCTATAGCTGTTGAGCTTACCGTAGTTGTAGTGAGCTCCTGTAGCTTGATTTAAGTCCTTATCTATGTGACACACTACCCATTCATTAGGTTCTTCATACATCTTCCACACACAGTAATCGTCAGCCTCTGTGTAAGTAGGAGTATGTGTTACCATTTTCTTACTAAGGTATGCTCTAAGAGGTTTCAACAGTTCCAACCTATGTTTAGGTGCTTTCCTGTTTCCTTTGTAAGAAGGCAGTACATCATACCTAAATGTTCTCTTAGGTGATAACACACAGAGGTAACCATCGGCATCTGTAGCTTCGATGATGTCATCTATGTTTCTCTTTAAGCCTCTTATAGCACGCTTCAAATCAGTAGTAGTAGTGGTAGTCTCTTCATCCCACTCTGTTACTTCTTGATTAATAGAAGCGTGTTTATAGATTAAGCTGTCGCTATCAATTAGTGCTTTCATTATCAGTCTCCATATGTGAGTTAATAATAGTATATGCAAGCCTTTCAATATCTAACTTGATTAACTCTGATGCCCCGTGGTCACCGCCCATAACAGTATCCTTATGAGCACATATATTTTTCAAAGTAGCGGTAGGTATCATAAAGCCCATAACATACTTGCCCTTACTATCGACAAGGTTATGAACCCACATATCACTCTCAGTAGCATCAATACCGCTAGGCTTACCGTAGCTATTGCATTCTATTACAATGTTACCATATCGCTCCCAAGTGCCATTCTCTGTTTTAACCTCTGCTGTTTTGAAGGCATCATCAACAAAATCTTCCCACTTCTCCCCTAACTCTAGGTCTAGGTCAAACTTCTTAAATGCCTTGCCTCTATGATTTGCTGCCATTTTCTAATATCTCCTTAAGAACTTGATAAGGCACATTACCTACTTTAATTTGGTAGCCTGCATCATCAACAACGATAGTAGTAGGTACTCCTGTGATGCCAAAGTCACTGGCCATCTCTACACCATCATCTGTTTCAATATCATACGACTCTACAACTACATCAGGAAACTCACCCATAACCTTAACGAATGTAGGTAGATAGTCCGCACATACCTCACACCACTCAGCAGTGAAGCGCATTATCTTAATGGACACTATCGCCACCTATTGGTAGTGTGTTCTCTAAGCTGTAGTCCATATTGATTTCAGCTATGTGAGGCACTAGTTCCTGTGCTGTATAGATAGCACTCATAATCTCTTCAACAGGTAGGTCATCGTTTGTCTCTTGTAATGCTTCTAGGTAATCATACACCAAATCTTCAAAGCCACTAATAGGTAAGGCAACGCCTTCCTTTGTTATGTATTCATCGTATGTCATTGTTCTTCCTCAGGTTTAGTTAATTCTAACATTATCTTGTTTAAGTACCATTGGGCTTTCTTCAAGTCCTCTAGTCCATTCTTATATTTGTAACGGCTTACATACTTGACCACATTACCTTCCAAATAGTTTAGCTGTTGGTCGAGTATGAAGTCAATCACCTCTATGTTTCCTTGCTTATAATGGCTAGGGTTTATGTTGTCCTTTGTCATCCGTATCTCCTTTGCTTATGTATTTAAATCCTAAGTCCTTTAATATTACCAAAGTACCTAGCATACTATCTATTACTTTATCATCAACAGGTAAGTTAGTAGTAGCTACTCTTCCTATTGCTACGTCAATATTAATCTTCGTATTCACCAACCAACTCCACAACAGCGTAATCTTCATCGCCTATTCCACCGAAGTCAGCTGAGAAGCCAACCACATACTCATAGTTATCATCTTTAATTACACCGTGCTCAACCATAGCATCCATTAGGAATTTATGAAGAGGAGCAACATAATTATCAACGTCCTTCTTACGCTTGTTGCTAAAGTGAAGAGTGTATTCAGGTCTAAGCACTTTAAACTTAGGTAACTGTTCACACCACTCCTTAACTATTGCGTGGTAATTCTGCTTGATGTTATTACGTTGCGTGTAGTGCATCGGTAACCAAGTGTTAGTAGATAATAGTAACTGTCGTTTCTTGTCACCCCTTCCTTTCCAATAGAGAGGTAGAGGTAGTATCGCTTTAATGCGTGTCGTACCAGGTTGTGCCATCTTGTGCTTCTCCTTCAAGTTTAATTCTAAAATTAAGAAGTTCGGTAACTTCAGCAAACGAAGCCTCCGCTATTTTCTTAACTTCGTCTACTTGAGATACTAACACTTCCATCTGTACTTCATCGTGTATGTTTCCAACCATTCTAGCATCAAACCCTTTCAGGTTATTAGCTAATTGAACAGTATAATACTTCATCACATACGCACCTGCTGATTGCAGTAAGGTATTTAAAGCAGCGTGTGGACTACGTATGTACATCCTTCTGCCTGTGATACCTGTTATAAATCCCCTAGATGCTGACTTAGTAACAGCATTGATTAACTTCTCTAGTGCAGGTAGTGTTTTGAAGAACTTAGCCTTTAGGGCTTTGCCTTCCTTAGCCTTACCTCCAACAATAGAACCAATCTTACCGTCACCTGCACCATATAAGAAGGCGTAAATAAATGTCTTGGCTTGTCCTCTACCCTTATCGTACTCAGGAGAGCCCTTAACCCAGTCCTTATCCATTAAGCCTGCGGCAACACCATTAACATAGTGTATGTCTTCTTCTAGTACCTTCTGTCCATAGCTACCACCATCCCACTTAGCCATAAAGTGAGCTAACATCCTAAGCTCTAGTCCAGAAGCATCAACACCAACTATTCGATAGCCTTTCTTAGCCTTGTATAACTCTCTACATTCCTTACCCATAAAGGCTCGGGATGAAGGTGTCTGTGCGACATTAGGCTTACGGTGAGTACATCTACCTGTTACTGCACCAACGGTATCAACCTGTCCGTGCATACGGTCATCAGCTCCTACTAGTTTTAACCAAGCATTGTTACCCTCGGCTACCATACCTAGTAGTTTGTTTACATTAAAGTATTTAGAGAGCAGTCTAGCCTCAGGATACTTTAACTTACTAAGCACAGCCTCATCTACGATTGGGTTTCCCTTCTCAGACTTCTTAGGCTTCCAACCATACTGGTCACCTAGCCACTTAGCTATGTGGTTTCTAGACCCAGGATTAAAAGTAGTAAGCTGTATGCTGTTGTGTTCCCAATGTGCTATGCCTAGTCTATTGAAAGGTTCTTTCTTATACTGCTTAACACCCTTACTGAAGTACTTAGGCTTAAACACCTTATGTAACTCAGACTCTAGGCTATTCTTCTCAGCCAGTAGTACTACGTGTAGTCTCTGTGCTAACTCTACATCAAACTCCCAACCATCAATAGTCTGCTGTGTTATTATCTTTGCAAACTCTTGCTCAATACGTAAGGCTTCAGCAGGTAACCAGTCTTTAGTCAGTAGCTTCTTATATAACTTAGCTGTTAGCTTTACATCCTGCTCACAATACTCAAGCATCTCAGGTGTATATACATCCCAAGCATCATCCTGCTTACCAAAGTCACCTTTGTTATCATTCAATCTGTAACCAAACGACTCAAGAGAATATCTCCCCTTTAGCCTAGGTGGTATATCAGACTGCTCATCAATAGAATGCATATTGTAGTAGGCTAGTTTAGCCAGTATCAAGGTGTCAACAACTTCACAGTTTAGCTCTACAGCTGGAAACAATTTATTAATAACAGGGATGTCATAACCAATGATGTTATGCCCTACTATGGTGTCATACTCTCCTAACTGAATTAGCCCATCAAGTACACCATCATAATCAAAGCTAAACATCTTGTCAGCTTCTACATCATAGAATACTAAACAGTGAATAGTGTTTACTTCACTAAGTAGTCCATTAGTTTCTAGGTCAAAAATCGCTGTCTTCATCTGCAAACTCCTCTGCTACTTCCTCAACTAGTTCTATTCTACCTGTTTTGTGATTATAGTTTAATGTATCTGCTCTTCCAAGCTGTCCACCAAACCTGTTCTTTAGGATGCGTACTCCTATATGGTCACCTTCGGTTACTGACTGAGCATCTCGCTCTAATCCAATAACTGCATCAGACAACTGAGCAATAGCACCTGAACCTCGTAACTGACTTAATGTAATCTGTGCACCATCTTCGTGACCTTTGTCTCCAGAGGCACGTCTTAGGTGACTGATTAGTAGCATACCTACATTAGTCTCTTCTACCACTGACCTCAACATAGTCATCAGGTTGTCAATAGAGCGTCTCTCATCTCCACCTTCCATACCTGATATAACAATCGAGATATGGTCTAGGACAATGAAGTCAACACCACAGTTATGTATCATTACTCGTATCTTAGCTAGTAGGTTATCAGTCTCCATTGAACCGAAGTGGTCATACAAGTAGAGTCTGTCTTTGCCAATAGTTTCTTCCCAAGCTTCTTTCTCTTCCTCAGGAGTTAACTCGTTATCAAAGAACAAAGGCTTCTGACTATACATACCAAGGAACTTAGTCAGCGTACTACGCCAGTTCTCCTCCAAAGCAATGTAACCAATCTTCTTCTCTTGTCTAAGCATCAAGTCATATGCAATCTCTCGCACTACAGTTGACTTACCCATACCTGACCCTGCAGTGAATGTAACAAGTTCACCTTTACGTAAACCTTTAAACATATCGTCCATCTTAGGATAAGGATACTTACAGGTTTCAAATACTTCCTTCTCTTTGTACTTGTCCCATAACTCAGAGCCATTAAGGATACCATCAGGTCTCCATTCCTTTGCATCATAGGTTGCATTAACAACAGCAGAAGCACCCTCAGCTACTAACATCTCGTTAGCATCCTTATATTGAGTGTTAACTACCTTAACCTTACCTGGGCTAAGTAAAGGCATTACAGCTTCTACTGCATCCTTGCCAGGCTGGTCATTGTCAAACCATAGGACAATAGTATTAAAGCCTTCTAACCATTCTAGGTTCTTCTTAATAACTGTTGCTGCGGATTGAGCACCGTTAGGTAAGCTAACAACAGGATACTTACAGTCAAACGCTTCAGCTACAGATAAACAATCTATCTCACCCTCTGTGATGATAACTTGTCTTCCTTTGTCTCTGAACAACTGCTTACCAAACATAACTGTTGGATTAACTGTCCCTATTGCTCGGAACGACTTATCTTTAAATCGTACCTTCTGTCCTACTAGGTCATTAGAGTTATCGTAGTAGTTAGCCAGATATACTGGACTACCATCAATCTCTGCTAAGTGATACCCATACTTACGGCAGGTCTTAGCACTTAACCCACGCCCCTTTACAGCTACATATTCGCCGTGTATTAATTCGTCTCTCATTGTGTGTCTCCTTTGTGTTTTTACTTTTTGTTTGTTTTCGCCTGTGTAATTTGATTTGGAACAACTGAAGCAGTAAGTGTTATTTGTATATTCACTCAAAGCATCAGTTGAACCACAGTCAGGACAAGGGAGGTGAGCTCTTATTAACTCGCCATCATCATTATCCTGTCTCATTAGAAGTCTAAGTCTTCTGAGTCTACTACTGAACCACCTGTATATACATCATCTGAAGCTACGCCTAGTGTAGCGGGAGCAACATAACCACCCTCTACAGCCTCGAAGCCTGCTGATGCATTACCATACGATACTAACTCGATGATTTGTACTGCGTTTAAGCGGAAGCTGATACCTACTGTGTTAGTAGAAGCCATATAGTAAGCCTTAGGGTAAACCTTTGCTCTTACTCGACTACCGTTACCTACTAGAGGACAACCATTAGTGATATCTTTACCTTTGCTATCAACGATAGGCATAGACATATCTTCACCTTTAAAGTCTTTAGCATACTGCTTAGTACGTAGTTCTAACTCGCCTGTAAGATTACCTTCCTTATCCGAAGCTTCTTTAAATAATTCAGCTTTGGCTAACGACTTCTGCTTAGCAGGTTTAACCTCATTAAAGGTTTCATCATAGAACGCATCTAACATAGTTTGCATCTTACCCTTAAACTTTACTACTTCTTCAGGAGTAAATACAACACTCATTGAATACATAGGTGTAGGGTTAAACTTACTAGTTGCTGGCTCAGTTACCTTTGCCCATAATGCGTTACCTGTTGGTGTTACTACTGCTGTTACTTTCTTATTGTTTGACATTTTACAGTCTCCTTTTATTTACTTATTGTGGCATTATTGCCGTTTATATATCTAACCTAAGACATATAAGTAGAGTAGTCAGGGATAGGAGGTCACTACAAACGTGATAACCTAACCACTCTCTTATATATCCTAGAATTTGATTTCATTTGTTATCCCACCACTACCCTCAGTGTCTCTCCAAGGATATACTTCACCTTGAACAGAACAACCAGTACAGCTTAAAATAACAATTGATATTAAAACTAGTTTATACATTACTTCTTCTTCTCCTTATTTAAAGATATGTTAATACTTATTTAGTTAACACTACTTCTACTATTACTATTTCTTTACTTAGTTATATACTACTACTAACCATTATTCTTTAGTAGTAATAGTTCTTACTTAATTCTGTTTCTCTCTCTGTATATAAGGGTTACTTTATAGCCCTCATTCACAGTTTTAAAACAATGTCAAGTTATTTATCAACTAAATATATATTTACTTTCCCATACATCTTGTATATCTAATGTGTACATCATAACCTCATCAGGATGTTTTAGTTTCACGTTAGGTAGCTTAGATTGTAACTGCTCATACCATTCAAGTAGAGGCATAGACATAAACAACTCAACATAACTATCTCTCACTGCTTCATTGAGGTGTTTTACTTCTGTACAAGGTACTGCAAAACTGTCGTGAATTAAAGCATAACTCTTAACACCATATTCCTGTGCCAATCGTTCAACAGTAAGCATCATAAGAGTAGCATCAAGTGAATGAATGAAGTTTGGTGCTATACTACTTGTTTGCTTTCTACTATCTATATTATCTGTTAGATAACTAAAATTAAGCAGTCCTAGTTGTGATTTAATCCTCTTCTTCTTCCTCTTCTGACTAGCCTGTATGACAGGGAAATTAAACAAAGGTGTCTTCCAAACTAGAGGTGCGTTAGAGAGATTAAAGTGTTTGGTTATCTCTTTAATATACTCCTGTCCCACGATAGCACCCTTAACAACCTCAAAGATAGCCTGTGTGTTTAGGTGTGTCAGTAGTTTAATACTCACCCACTTCTCACCTTTCCAAAACTCTTTACCATCGTCTTGTGCTTCATCAAACAACTCTCTTAGTTGCTCGTACATACCTCTTTGTGTTACTGAGTATGGTTGTGTCATAACATTACGCTTAGTCTTCTTCCTGTCTATGTTACCTTTCAGACCTAGTGCTTCCCTATGTGTTTTAACCTCTGTGAAGTTACCTTCTGCATCGGTGAATGTAAACTCTTTAGGATAATCTCCGCTCATCAATCTACGTTCAACTACATCTGCTACCTCTTTATAGATGTCGGCAGGCTTGCCTGTGTCATTATTAATAACATTAACGGCTCTTGCTCCTTCCTCATCCATCAGTAGTCCCGAGTAAATCTGAATACCACTACAAGTAGCATCAAGTGGAACAGGATAATGTACTAACTTACCCTCTAACGCATCTGAGAGTGCCTTACAGCCACTTAAAAACATTAGTGGTTCATCTGCTTCAGTCCAGAACGAAACACGCTCTAAAGGGTTATTAGCAGACATCTGTATTTCCTCTATGTTCTCATCTACCCACGCTACTCTGTCTTCATATACTAATTTATCATAACCCATAGCATTTGCCAAAGCAACCTTCAGCCAATAAATACCATCAGCAGTTGGCTCTACTCCTTCTGCAAACTCCATCAATGCTTTAACATTAGATGTTGCCTGTGGATTAAATACCTGCTGTACAGGATATAACCTACCTCTGAAGTCAGCTTTATATGAGAAGTAAAACTCATCATACTTCTTAAACTGTTTAGCAATATCAAAAGCAACGGCATATATAACTCTTCTGCTGTTATTTGCTTCTAACTTCGCCAATACTTCCTCTCTACGTTTATAGTAGGCAGTGTAGTCAGCTCTGTTCTCGTGTCTTGTGAAGCCTCTTTCATCTTTAAATGTCGCACCAAATTGCTCAGGCTTTACTAGGTCATCTACTTTAACAAACTCTTGATAAGGTAGTCCTGCAATACACTTAGGATTGTCCTTAGGTTTCGAGTAATCAGTGATGTTATTCTCTAGGATATTATCTACCACATCGAATAACCAAGTATTAACCCTCCAAGGAGTGTCCTGAATGGAGTTAACGACCTTGTATAGACGGCTCAAATCCAAACCTTCTTCTATTAAATCACGATATATACCACGTTGCTTAGGGTTCTTTAGTTTAATAAAGCCCTTACAATCATTATGGTGATAACCACCACAAGCACCTTCTTCCCAATCCCTAGGCTTAATCACTAGAGGTTTGTAAGTAATAGCCAGCTCAGTTAAGAATTGTTGTATATTCACTACAACTTTCTCTGCTTCATCGGTTAATTTATAATAATAGAGAGGTGATTTACCTGCCCTTCTAGTATTTGTTGTATGTCTTCGAAACTTATCCATAAGCCCTAGGTTAGCCGACATAAACAACTCTATCATAGCCACGCCAACTTCAGTTCCAATAGCCTCAACTTGTTCCTCAACCATTAGCTGTGCTAGTCGTTTCTTCCTAGAATTAACATAGTCTTGACCACGCTTCTTATACTCATACTCTAAGTAGGCGAATAACTTAGGTTCTTGTTCTTGAAATGTATCAAGCATCACATCATTCTTTAAAGACCGTAACAATAAACCAACTAACTGTTGACTAGATGCTGGTCTTTTCATAAGACTGCCTATTATGCTGGCTATAATTAAATAAGCAAGGTCAGCTTCCCGCCCTTTGTAATGAAGTAAAGGCTTTCGCTTGACACTGGCACTGCCCCTAAGCGGACTAGTGAAATACTCTTTAATAACAGTAGTAAGACGGTCAATACCAAGTTTCTGCAAAGCAATACCCTCAGCAGTAAGACCACCTTTACTATTCTCTACTAGGCTAAGGTAGTTTCTTAAAACCTTAGAACGTGCCTCACTTAGCTGTAAGCCTTCAAGTCGTTTCTGTTCTTCTACTAATCTCATTATTTTACCTCCGCTAAACTTAATTCAAATTGCTCCGTAATCCACTCTTCTCTTTGAAGTATGAAGTCATCATCTACTAGTTGAATACGTTTATCAACATAGCCACGACCCTCTATATATTCTATGTTTCCTAACTCTTCTTGCTCTAGTATGTAATCAGTTATTCTACTCATCTCAGTTCTCCTTATTTGTTTACTTATGTATTTGCATTAAATAGTTTCCAGTGTCCATCTAAATCACCAATCATTCTTGCTTTCTGTATCTTTACAATAGATTTACTTGCTCTATGTTTTATCTCACTTACACTCATCAAACCATTAACAGGCTTTAACACCTTAGCCACATCGTTGCCTTTTGTCAAAGTATTACTGAGCCTACACCCAGCAGTAGAATGAAGACAACCTAGGTGCTCAGCTAGTTCTGCTACTGTCCAATAACTACCATCACTTAATAGGTAGGTCTTACCTCCTGATGTGTCTTGTACGCCCTTATAGATGTATGTTGGGTTAGTGCTTCGTACTAGCCTGCTATAAGCAGTAGAACGTGCACATTTAAGCTTTGCCATAACATCTTCAGTTGTAACCGTAGTTCCATCATCCAGCACCCATTCTTTCATCTCTCTTACCGTACCATCTTTATTTAATCCCATTATTCTTCTCCTTATTGTTTAACTTATTAACTATTACAGGCTGTAAAACTTTATTTACATTCTGGTAATGTCTTCCACTGGTTGTGTGCCATATTCTCACACATCTCCATAATCTTACGATACTTACTAGCATTAGCCCCACTAGCGTGATAAGTAAATGCCATACTTCTTAGGTAATTCCTTAGAAACTTCTCATAGCTCATAGGCTTACCTGCTACGTTCTTCATACTACGTAAAGCCTCACGCCGTTTAGTATCTTTCATAAATCTACTGTCCCTGTTAAAATTCATTAGAATAACCACCCAAAACCATCTTCTTCTAGTTCAATATAGCCAAGAAAATCTAGGCGTTTGAGATATTCAGCCATCTTCACGTTCTCATCAGCCAACATCAGGTTCTCTTCCTGTAATTCTGGTATTCTGTGATGTAGTGATGCGTTAGTTAACTTCACTGACACCAATCGCTGTTCTAGTCGTGCTACTTGTTCGCTTAATTTATTCATTCTACACCTCTCAGTTCTTTTAAGTCCTCGTGCATAGCAATCTCACTCTTGAAATTACATACCCACTCGTAACAATCATACATTTGATTTAGCATATCCATTAACTCATCGTGAGTGTAACAGTCAATGCCCCTATCTCCATAGACCGCTTCATATACTTCTTCTATTTG